AGAACCATGCTGTCGGCAAGGTGTATGGCCTGTGCTGCCAGGGCCCCAAGTCCAGCACCTGCCACCGCTGTTTGCAAACCTCCAAATTTCTTGCCCAGTCCAGCAAGACCTGTTTCAAGTTTGGTTAAGGCAGCAAGTCCATTGACCTTGACATTTACTGTTGCATCGTAAGCCATTATAGACCTTTCATGATTTGCGCAATTCTGCGACGTGCCCAGCGTTCAAATGGACGCAGGATACCTTGACCACGAGTTTGTGGACTCCAATTGTCTTCCAATCTTTGTGCATATGGATAGTTGGCCTCAATCCGATCACCTGCCAACACTGTGCGCCTACGAGCATTGCCCGAACGTTTGGGTGTGAGCAAGCGAAACATTTCTAATGCTTGATCAGGATATGCGTTGAAACTTTTCTTGAATTTCTTAAGATCCTGCTGGGTTGTGTTGGTCACACGAATTGTGGTAGATATCATTTTCTGGCTCCATTTGATCGACGCCTCACAGAGGTGGGCGGATTGGCTCGCACCTGATCAATGCGTTGTTGCATTTGTTCCTGTGTGAGGTCTTCACGTCGCTCTGCTTGGATTAATTTACGCTGATTGGGATCTTGTTCACGAGCCCAGGCACTGCCAATTTCCATACATCTCAAGTCCAGGGTGGTGCCTTGTGCCAGCACTTGACTGGGCATGAGATGATATCGTTGTGCAAGGTGATCCAGGGTCAGTAACATCATGGTGTCAGCACGGAGCCATTGAGGGCGGCCGCCTATTACTTTCCCAAAAAATCTGTGATCCTGCCAATGGCCTTGACCAGGATGCCAGCAGGCACCATGGCAGTGTCAGTTATTACAGGTTTACCTTGTTCATCCAGGATCAAGGTTCTCACAAGGTCCAGCATCTGTCCGCTGTCTTGTTGTTGTGCCACTGCCATGCGCATGAACACATCCAGTGGTTGACGATCCCAGGTATAGAACTCCAGGGGTTCACCATACTCTTTGATGGTGTCTTCGTCGTCTAATGTTAGTTGCACCAGTTGTGGTGCTGCTGCTAGTGTTGATAATTTCATCTTTTAATCCTTTGTTCTTTCAATCAGTTGATTTAACACTGCTACAGAAAATTGCAATCTGCTTTGTGCTTTGGTCACGTCTGCTTGCGCACAACGTAGTTCGTTTGTGGCCTTGGCCGTTTCTGCCAACAAACTCAACAACAGTTGGTTTGTGGTCTTTGAATCTATTACTTCCATTGATCTCTTTCTAATATTTAGTATGATACAAAAAAGGGGCCTTGTGAGCCCCTGTTTTGTTGTGCAATTCTTATTAAGAACTGGTCACAGTGTAGTCGCCGTCAACTGTGATAGTGATAGGTGTGACCCACACAGGTGAGTCTGCACTCACTGTGGGAGCCAAGCCTGTTACATATCCCACGCCAGAGATTGTGACGCCGTCACCAATGAACAAACTAAAATCACAATAGGATTTGTTTTTGCTCAAGGTGAACACGCCCAACTTGGCCGCTGAGTTGGCAACGGCTGCTGAATTGCCGAAGAACGTTAATTCGTCCAACACAATGTTCATGTCCAAACTGTTTGTTGCAGTTGTGGCCACGTTTTTCTTACTGCCGCTGTCCAATTGTGTCCAGGTAAACACATCGTTAGAGTTGTTTACTGTGACGTCTTGTAGTGCGGGGAGACTCATGCCAGGGTCGCCAGAGACGCCGTCCACAAAAAGTGTTAATGTGACCTGCTTGCCGCTAACGCCTGGACTTGGATTAATATAAGCCATTTGCTTTATCCTTTAATTTAATTTACTATCAGTTGTGAGAAACTGAATTCAAACTGTGTGATCTGTGCATCATTCTGCAGACTGGTTGTGACCTGTGTGGTTCTCTGGGTTACCCCTGAGATACCTGTGGTCAGCCGGGCTGCGGAAATCATTGCTATCAGATCAGCAAGGTTTGAGGGAACTTGTTTTGCATCTGTGGTGACATAGGCACGAACAGTGGTGGTTTGAGTTACCACTCCTGTGCCGTTCAACACGTCAATGAGAGGCTCCTGACTAACTTGGTCTTGATCCACATAGATACTCTTGTAATTCTTAACATACAAAGGCGTGCCATTACTGTCCCAAGGCAGTTCGGCACTGGGATTGAATCCCGTGATTTTGTTTGCGTTCAAATAAGCAAGAATTTCTGTTCTCATCGCACTCTCCGTAGATTGTAAATGCCGGGCATTTTTTCAGCCGCGGTCACTGTGCCAGCACCATCAAAGTCATACCAATCGCCAGCAGTGATAAGTTCACCAAACAGACTCATATATTTCTGTTGGTAATAACCCATCTTCTTGCGTTCGGCAGTGTCTTCGTCACCAAAGTTGGCAATGTAAGGCAGAATATAATCATACAATGCATAGTAGCAACAAAGTTCTGTAAAGTCTTCACGACGATTCAAAATCTTTGCAGCATCCAAGGGCGGTATGTCAGCAACATTGTTGATGGCATTGCCCGATGTATTCATTTGTAGATAATAACTCTGCCACCAATCTGTGGCTCTTAACTGGCTCAATATACGTTGTGTGCTACGAATTAGTGCATCATCAACATAGTCAGCAGAAAGGCCTTCATTTTGTTCGAACAAACGAGCGTCAAGAGCCTCTACATCGCCTGATGTGGCAAAACTCAAGACTTCTGATCCGTATTCAATGAAAGCCATGTGCGCTCCTGATTACAGTGCGGCGTCGCCGATGATCTTGACACCATGGCTGGCTTGCAAAATAGCAGCGCCGGCAACAGCAGTCAGGGTCATATCGCTTGCGCGATTCATTGATTGACGTGTGACTTCCATAGAGATGGAACCACGCATGGCGTGACCCAAAGCACTGCGAGCAAACACAGCACCAATAGAGTCAGAGTCAGTGTCGATGCCCAACAAGCCAGATTCAAAAATACTCACGCCACCAATAGTGGTGATGTAGAAGTCGGAAAGCACACTGTTACCCAAGTTGCTCAACGCAGGAACGTTGGTCTGGCTAGAGTATGTGAGTTGTTTCTTGATGTTGTAGCAAACTTTTGGATGCAACACAGCAAAGAAAGGACCTGTCAGTTTGTTGCTGCGCAGAGTGGCAGCGGCCTGCAGGATTGAGTCAGCAGTGACTTCTGCACCAGTTGAACCAATGCTTTGTGTGAAACTGGTGAACAGGTCAAACACTTGTTCGTCAATGCTTTCAGCAATGGCACGGCCTGCTTGGTCACCCAATTGGCTCATGACATTCATGTAGGCACTATCACGCAACATGTCAGTGACTTGGTTGTAAACAACGTGTTCGCTGAGTGTGATGGTGGCTGATGTGGTGTTGGTAGCAATGATAGTTGCTGCTGCTTCATCAGTGATGTTCTGTGCTGTGACCGAGGCCCACACAGGAACTTGTAGGACTTTACCAGTGTTAAGTGGTGCGTCGAACACAGTGACCAATTGACGAGCAATTGAGTTTTCGTAGGCAGCAAATTGTGCCTGTGTGACCAGCGGCGCAAACAGTTCACTGTTGATGCTGGTATTATTGTCTGTTGGAAATGCCATGGAATAATTCCTTGTTAGTTAGATATCAAACGCGACCGGCCTTGCGGGCTTCCGCGTAAAGTTTACGGACTTCAGGATTCTTCATGTCCATTTTAGAGAAGTCCATGGGGCCTGTTGAGCCACCACGCACCATGCTGGATGAATTTGTTGTGGCAGGTGTTGCACCAACAAAATGCGGATTCGAATCTAGGAACTCCCGCACTATGTCATCAACTCCAATGGGTGCACCTGCGTCGTTATAACGCACTGAACCTTTGCTGTCAACAACTTCTACATCGCCGTCACTGTTCAATCTCAAATGTGGCTGCAACAATGTTCTCACTTGGTCAGGATTGACCGCACGGTATTTTGCTGCTGCATTCAACACCGGAGTGTTGACTTTGTATTCTTTGATCAGTGCATCTCTCTTTTGGATTTCAAAATCCTTCTTGGCAGCAAGTTCTTGCAGAGTTTTCTCAAATTCGCCACGCTTGATCTGCTGTTCTTGTTGACGCTTTTCAGCCTCGGAACGCAGTGTGCGCAGTTCTTCTGGATCGCCCAGGTCTTCATAGGGTTTCAATAACTTTTTTTGCAGACTGCCCTTCATACGGGCCATCATGTCATCTACTTCCTGTTGACTGTAAGACTTGCTGGCAGTTGCCTGATTGTCAGTTTCTGCTGCGGCATCAGTTGCCTCTGGTGTTGCCGATGTTTGTGATGAGTTCATCGTTTCTCTCGCCTCCCTTTAGAGTAATTGTTTATTTATAGACGCTGTGTTAATAGCGTGGTTTTGGACCAGGTCCTGGTTTCTTTTTCTTGTAAGCCATCATTTGCTCTCCTTTGGTGTGGGTATGTGAACAGTGCCAGGTTTTGCGTTGCGTATTCTCATTCTATCTCTCCTAGTTGTCTTAATATGTTTCTAGCCCAGACCAGTCCTGCGGGACCACCCCACAGTAGATAGGCCTGTGTGCCAGGTGATTCAGTGCCTGGATCATAATAGGTCCGTGCCCTGCTGAGAAAACTGTAGGTCCTGCGCACAGTGTCTAGACTCACTGGATCACGTCCAGCAAACTGTCTTGCACGGGCCAAGCCCACTGCTGTGCCACCCTGACGACTGGGTGTTTGTCGTGACCTCATGACCAGGCCACGACGTGCGGCAGCAGCCATTTGTTGAGTGGCACGATATGTGGCCATCAGCGTCTTCCGTCCGGTGATCTATAGCCAGCACGATAGGCAGCACGACCTTGCGCTGCGGCCTTTTCTTTGGCATCAGCACCGGTGTATATCTTACCGGTATCGCCCCAACGATAGCCCATCTTTCCATTGGGTCCAGGAACTCTCTTGACTGGCATTATGATTCCTCGCTGGCTTCTTCTATAGCATCTTCAATGCGGCCTTCCCAGGCTCTGCACCAATACACAGGGTTAACTGTTTCGTCCCACTTGCTACAACCATTGGTGATTGCATCAAAGTATTCACAGTTGGCACAGTTCTCACCGGCAGGCACACCAGGTGTGGTGGCCGGCACATAGGCACTGGGCAGGCCATCCTCATTGGTCAAGTATTTGGCAGGATTGTCAATGCCCAAATACTCCAACAACTTGTAGTCGATCACTTTGTAAACGCCCACATCTGTGGCAGTTTCTCGGGCCATCTTGAGTTGTGCAATTTCATTTTCAGTATCGCGTATGTTGAATGATCCAGGATACTCAATGTGTCCGTTCCAGGTGGTGCCTTGATACGTAGCAAAGATTTGCCACAACTGTTCTTCTGCCAGTTCCAGGTTGTCGGCCTTTTCAGCCAGACGTGCATTCAACAATTCAAATTCTGTTTGCAGTGCAATGCCACTCATGACTCTGGCTTCAGTGCCGCGTATGGCTCCGGTGTTGGCCATCTTGTCTATGACTTCTACCAGGTTGCGTTTGACTTCCAGCATGGCAGTGACTTCTGCACCTGACGCATCCAGGATGTAGGGTTTGAGTCCTGGGTCAAGATTGTCAGGCATGGCAATGATTGATCCTGCGCCAATGCCGGCTGCTGTTTCATTGGTCTTCACAAGACTGGGGTGACCATCAATTCTAATGCTTTGTTCTATTTCACTGTTGATGTTGTAGATCATTCGCTGTGTGTCAGCAATGTCCACAATGTCACTGGTGCCAATGCCACGTATGGGTGTGCGTTGATTGTAGGCACACACAGCAGGAATAAAGCCCAGGCCATTTGATTCTGTATTTGAATAGTTGATGGTGCGCTTGTCAATGTCTGTAACAGTTGTAACCACACGGTCAGGATACCATTCTTTAATGGTTCGCAGACTGTCATTCATTTCTTCAATGTATTTGAGATAGATCAATTCATAGCGACCATTGCGCTGACGTTCGTATGACCAGTCCAGCACGTTCAGGGGTGATGCCATGCTGAGATAAGGTCTCACACCTGCAGCAATTTCTTCTGCACGAGTCTGTGCACCAATGTTGGGTTTGGCCATCACAATCCAGCAGTGTCCAAACACACTGGCCCAGGTGGCAACTTCTTTCATGAAGTTGTTTAGACTGCGGCCATCAAAGTCACAGTCTTCCAAGAAGTCCAGCACTTCTACTGAATTCTCTAGACTTCCAAAGTCTCTGTCGGGTTCATGACGGAACAAGAAACTGTTGTAGACTGAGATCACACTGTTGCAATGATTGTCTAGGCTGGTGGCCTGCAGTCGTTGATTGTAGTCCAGTTGTGTTTCCAATTGATACTGTGTGAGGTTGGCACCTTGCCGATAGTCATCACCGCCCAGGTAACTTTCTAGTAGATACTTCCAACGTGCTTGATAGTTTGTGTAGAGTTCCTTCTCGCTCATTACCGCGGCAAGTTGTTCGTCCACTGTTTGCATTACTGTCATATTAAATCCTTTGTTTGCGTGCCTGACCCTGTGGGCTAGGACCTATGCCGTGCGCCCAACGCTGTGGGGGCTGGTATTCTACTTCTCGTCTCACTGGCCACACATAATCAAAATAATAACGTGCGGCATCTGTAAGGTGATCATAGCCTGAATCCTTGTCTGGCTGGCTGGTGCCTGACTTGTAATTGTGTCGTTCCAAACACTCTATCAATCTTCTACACTTGGGGTCAACAAAGAATCGTCGTTGACCACTTGCTGAACACAGCATACTATTTACAGCGTTGACTCCATCACGAACTGGGTTGTGGGCTGAT